AAATTATTATTAGTAAAACTCAATACTTTGGTTCCAGTTTCAAATCTAGGGTGAATATTACTATTTGGATTTGGTATGTAGAAACTTCCAATTAAAGTTGCTGATAAGTCAGAAACAAGTCTTACGTTAGTAATAGTCGCTTGAGCGCCACTAGTAGTTCCAATAAGAGCCATTCCACTTTCTACCCATCCACTGAATAAACCTTGAGGTTCGTTTGCAATTGAAAAAGTATCAATATTTAAAATAACTGAGGTAGATGAATAAGTTGCTGATAATACACTATTAGTATATGGATTTTCTGGGAATGTGGTATTTGGGATATTGTATGGACCTTCTTTATGATTGGACTGTGCAACTCTAAATGTAATTCTTGCAGTTTCATTACTTAGGTTTGGATCTAATCCGGTTTGATTTACTACACCAGTTACAGTTTCTCCAACCTCAAATACACCAGAAATCATACTAATTTCTAATAGTTTGGGAATACAGTATCTTGTTACATCAACACCATCAAAAAATGCATAAAGTTGTGTAAGTGGTTTTACTTTCTTATTAATAAATTGAATATTTCTAGATCTCATATATGGAATAAGATCCCTACTTATAGTTCTATCTCCAACTGATGTATTATCAAATTGCTCTGTAACTACAGTTCTGATTCCAGATCTTGTAGATACTCCAGTATCAATAACTTCCCTAAAAGTATCTAAAGTTGTAGTTGTAGTGTCTGTGCCGAAGATGTTTTGAAATCCTCTTGGATTCGGCACTCTCAATCGTCCAGGTAACCATCCAATAAATGCTGGCATCCCAGTACTGGTAGTATTAGTTCTAGTAGTTTCTACAATTTCTTGTCCAGTCCAATTATCAACCCAAGAATTCCAGACAGTTGGAGCAAATCCTGTTTGTGGGTCTACATTTAATGTTCTTGCTGCAGTTGCAAGAGTCTCTGCATAATTTCCTTCAGTATTAATAATTTTTGCTTCAAGTCTTACAGTATCGACCCAAGTATCAGATGCTGGAGTTAATTCAAGCGTACCTTGCCAAAAACTAATAAGAAAAGGAGTTACACTTTCGGATCTAGTTGCAAATGATTGTTTTAACCATTCAACTTCAACATAATCTAGAGTAACAATATCTCCGGTTTTTCTAACATTAATACCTTCAATAAGTGCAAATGCCAAATCTTCAGTTGGATCTACATTCTCCACGGGCCCTGTAATTAAATCAATAGAACTTGTGTAGTGCTTTGGTCTTAATTCCTTATTTCTGGTATCAATACTATTTTTAATTTCAACGCCATTTTCTTGTGCTAAAATGGATGTAAAATTATCTACAAAAAATCCAGATTTAAATCTATTCAACCCGCTAGAATCCACAACAAAAAGATTTGCAGTATTCGTTTCAAGCAAAGATAATGAAGTATAATATTCTAAATTTTTAATTCTATTTTCAAGTTTTTTAATATCAACCATTCTATATCTTTTATATTCTAAGAACTGAATAGATGCTTGTATTGTTGAATATAAGTATGGTGGTAATTGTATAGTAGCAACCTCTAAAGCATCATCAACAGATACTGGTTTTTCTGGTTTTTCTGCAGGAGTTCCATATTTTACTTGAAACTTTCCATCTTTTGTCAAGTAAACTCTATCAATTCTCCCCAAATAAAATGAATAATTAACTAATATTGCCTCATCAGATGCTAGTATATTTGCGGCGGAATTGCCTGACACACTAAAAGTTCTTCCATAAAATTCAAATGGAGAAAATGCATTTTCTGAAACTTGATACGAGGAAACTCTTGGTCTTATATCAATAATATCAGAGTTTGCAAACTGATTGACTGATTGTATTTCTGTTGCGTAATTGTACGTATTATATGAGTTTACTGTTGTAATATCACCATCATCAGAAGAATCATAAAACCCGCTTGAGAAATAAACTTTTACTTTTCTAGTTGGTTCAATTGCATTTGATTTTCTAGTAATAAATCCATAATCATAAAATGTTCCTTTTTGTCCTGTAGAATAAGAATAATTAAAAGAAATGTTAAAACTTGGAGAATCTAAGGTAGTAATAACTGCTTGAATATTAGATTCTCTAAAAGTTACAGTTTCCCCTTCTTTAAAAATATTTTGATTCTTATAAACAAAAGAAATTTGTGAAGAAGATAGTTTTTCGACAACAATACCAATAGTACTTCCATTTTGGTTTAAAATTTGTTCACCTATAATGAGATCTAATATCGTGTTAGTTGGACCATTAATTGATGAAAGCACCATTTTTGGTGCAGATGGATTTGCAGTGTCTGCAGATTCAAAGATACCATGTATTTCAATGATGTCTGGAACATTTAATGAAATATTCTTATCCTGCACTCTAGTGCCATAAGCATAATTTCCAAATTCAAGACCATCATTTAATGTAGTTGCACCAATACCAGAACCAGCATATTTTGATTTATCAACTAATATACTGTTAACTCTATTTTTTCTTTTTACTTTTGCTTTTGGTTTAATCTTTCTAAGAGTTGTAATTAAGGTTGCTCCTGTATTATTAGTTCCTAGGTTATAAATTTGAAGTTGAGTCCCGCCACTGATGAAAGCAAATCTATCTGAAGTTAGTAATTCAGTAGAACCATCAGATCTAATTAATGAATACCTTTCCTCGTCAAAAGGTAAAAATGTTCCATTTGTTCCAGCACTTACTGTGGATGATAGTTGATTTGATATAATATCAACGGTAAATGATTTTCTAATAGTGATATTTGCATTAGTTAAATCTACATTAGAAATATCATTTTTTGGAAGTATTGTATATAATGTATTGTCTGATGATGACTCTAAACTAGTTGTTAAAATTTTAAAATCAGTAACCTGTAGTAAAGAAGTTGGTAATCTTCCTTGAGCAATTCCCGTAACAGTAGAAACACCCGTAATTGTTACTGTAGTAGATCCTACACTTACAACCTTTGCAAAAACTGGATCGGATAACGTAACATCACTATATGAAATTAAATTTCCTTGTTTAATAATATTTCCAGGAAAAGATATATTTGGACTTGTAACAGTACTAATACCGGAAGATTGTGGTGAAATTGTAGCAATTCCTACATTAAATTTTATAGACTGTACAGAATCTGCTGAAAATGTTGATGCAGATCCAACTAAACCATAAACAGACTTAATATCAGAAATACCAAATGAAGTTACTGCTATTGCAACACGTCCAGATTCAATTCCATCAAAAATAAATGATTCGTTTCTCAGAAAACTACCTTTAGTATCATATAGAGTTATGAGAGAATTTGCAGAAACTGCATCCTTAATAAATCCACTTGCACCACTATTTGCTCCTTGAACAAAAGTTGGAACTGCTAACGTAATTGGTTCGTTCAGAGTAATTTCTGTGATTGTTTGTATATCATACAGTGAGATGTCCCACTCATTTAAGTTAGCATTTGATGTACTATAAGATCCAGACTCTAATTTAAAGTCATATACTCTAGCTACACCAATTTCTTTACCAGGTGCAATTGTATTTGAAGTTCCTACTCTTTCACTTCTTAAACTTAAAACATAAGTATTTCCAATTCCAATAGTTGGAGATCCTTTAACATTATTTAAAGATAATGTCGGACCAGTATTGTAGTTTATTGATTGATTCTCTAAAGTTTTAACAGTTCTTGGTTTTTCTACATCTAAAAATGTCGGACTAATCGTTTCTACTTCGTATCCTCTAACAATTGCTTTTCCTGGTGATATTTGATAAATTGCTAAATCATCAGATGGAGTTGATCCCCCGTAAGTAAACTGTCCAGTATTAAAAATACCTTGATTTCCTAAATTATTATTTAAAGATTCCTTTACTGAGATATCAAATGGAGTAATAACATAATCTCCAGATTCATTATAAGTTCTTCTTGCTAATTCATCAGCGATTAAATTATATGCAGTTGTTGTTTTTTGGGATCTTAAGATACCATCAGAAATTGTTGCTAGTTCTATGAAATTATTATCATCAAAATCATTTAAACTTTTCTTGAACAACGATGCTGATATTTTTAATCTATCTGCCCCTGGAGCCGCATAATTATTAAATCCTTGAGAATTGTCAGATAATCTTTCGTCAATATCTGAGTTAATAATTTGTTCATTTACAAATAACCCAACTCTATAGTTGGGTCTATTGTCATATTGATCCAAAATTAAAGTTTCTGTGCTTACATTTACAAATTGTCCGCGAATAAAATAAACTCCATTTGTAATATTGAAAGATGATCCAACTGCACTAGAATCAACTGCAACAGTTACTGCAAAGGGTTGTCCAGCAGCAATAGAAGTATTTCCTAAAAGACCTGAAGAAATTGTGACATTTGTGACTAAAGATTCTCCATCAGAAAATTGTTGAGTTTCATTATTTTCGGTGCTTGATCCCAAATAATTAATATAAAGCGTAATATTTCCTCTTTCAGAATCTTGAGATATGAGAATCTTATCTACAACTGCAGTTACTCCAGAAGTTTGTCCAGTTATTTTAGTTCCAACTAGTTGATCTGCATATGCTGCAACAGGAACTCCAAGAAAAGTATTTTGTAGTTGAACGCAGTAATATAATCCATTATATCCAGTATTTCCTGGTATTACTTTTGCACCTTCTTTAAAAAAGTGTTGTCCAAACTTTTCAATTTGATTTTGGAGAATTGATTGGAGAGTTGTTAATTCTCTTGCTTGAACAGGAACTCCTGGTTTAAAAAGAACTTTATGATAGTCATTATTTGCATCAAAATCATCAAAATATGGTGATACATTGAGATTGGTTTGTTGAGACATAATTTTTTAGAACTGCAAAATGACTTTAATATCTTCTTTTTGATTTGATGACCTTGTAATTGATGGTCTATTATCCACGTAGATAATATTTCCAGAGTGTTTTTTTACTTCCGGATTTGCGAGACCATTTGTAAAAGATTGCCCAAGGTAATATGTCCTATTATTTATCACAGTAGATATACCCGTAAATGCAGTATCAATTGATAAACTTTCGGATCCTCCAGTAATTACAAGACTTCCTCCGGGGCCAGGAGAACTTGAAAATTCAACTTGATCAAACCCAAAAGATGGATTAGTTATTGCAACTCCAACTGTTGAAAATCCTGAGTTGGATCTATCTTGCCAGTACTTTAAAACACTAGTAACTTGATCATAACTAATAACTCTTCCTACAGACGTTGATCCCGTAGAAACTGTTTGTGTAATGAATGAATCTGCATTATATGTTGTAGAATTTGCACTGACTCCAGTTAATTTAATAGCATAAATTGCACTTGCTTTATCTAATGTTAAAATTTGAGTTGAACCAAATGATTCTGGATTTTCTACAATTCCAACTCTTGCAATTTGATTTCCTGTGATAAAAT